ATCCAACGCCCGTGACCAGGAGGTAAGCACGCGTGCTCGTCTCCAACGGGAACTTCGTCACCGCTACGGGACCGACCCAGATGCCGTACGACGAGCTGGGCGCCATCACGCCGATGGCCGCGTTCGGCTCCTACTACGGCGGCGGGTCGCTCAACCTGTCGGGCCTGCAGGCTTCCTACGCGACGCTCTACAAGTCGCAGCTGTGGACCTACGTCCTGATCAACAAGCGCGCCAAGACCGTCTCGCGGCTCGAATATCGCGTCAACAAGACGCAGCCCGACGGGTCGTTCCAGGCCGCGAACGACACGAACTTCGCGCAGCTCATGGCACGCCCGAACCGGTCGATGAACCCGGTGCAGTTGTGGACGTGGACGATGTCCATGCGCGACATCTACGGCGAGGCGATCTGGTTCAAGGTCCGCGATCCTGGCGGCCGGGTCCGTGAGGTCTGGCCGATGCACCCGACGAACACGATCACCCTGCGTGGCGACGACGGCCGGTGGAAGTACGTGTTCACGACCGGAGCGCGCAACGTGCCCCTGTTCCCGCCGGTCGATGAGGCCGATGTGGTGCACTTCCGTCGGTTCAACGTCGAGAACCTCGAGCGCGGCATGTCGCCGATGGAGCCGCTGCGGCAGACGCTGCTGAACGAGGACGCGGCCCGTCGTGCGGCGACGGCGATGTGGGCGAACGGCGCCCGCCCGTCGATGGCCCTGACGACGCCCAACAAGCTCTCTGACACGGCGTACAACCGCCTGACGGCCACCTGGGACGCCAAGCACGCGGGCGTGGACTCGTGGGCGAAGACGGCCATCCTCGAGGAGGGCCTGACGCCGGCTCCGATCTCGCTGAGCGCCGAGGAACTGCAGTACATCGCCTCCCGGCAGCTCAACCGCGAGGAAGTGTGCGCGGCCTACGACATGCCCCCGTCGGCGGTGCACATCCTCGACCACGCCACCTACTCGAACCACCAGATGACGGTCCCGGACTTCGCTGGGGACGGGGACATCGTCGGGGCGTTCGACATGACCGACATGCTCGCCGGCACGTTCGAGCAGCAGATCGCAGCGTTCGCGCAGGCCGTGGGCGTGGGGCTGTTCACGCCGATGGAGGCACGGCGGCGGATGAACCTTCCCGACAAGGAGGGCTCGGACGACCTGCTGGTCAACTCGGCGCTGCTGCCGCTGAAGCTGCTGGAGAAGGTCGACGTCGGGGTTGGCCCGCTTGCCCCGCCGAAGTCCGACTCCCGCCACTGGCCCGTCCCGATGGACGACCCCGCTGCTGCGGCAGGCAACGGGCAGGGCAGCGCCGTGCAGGCCGCTCCCGCCGCTCCAGTACTCCCCGCGCCTCGCAGCAAGGGACTCACTCTCGACCAGGCCCGCACGCTTCAGGGGCGCCTGTCGCGGATCCGGTCGGTGGACGACATCGACCCGCGGACGGTGGCGAAGGGCGTGCTGGCCGAGGACGCGGTCCTGGCGCTGGTGCACGTCGCCAAGGCGCGCGGAGCAGACATGACTGAACTTCGGCAGTGGATCAACGCCGCCGTCGACCTGGACCAGCCGAAGGAGCTAACCGCATGACCTCACGCAGCCGGTTGCGCGGTGACTTCGCGGTCACCAAGGCCATCGCGTCGATTGAGCCCGGCCCTGACGATGAGACGGGGCCCGGCACGTTCTCGCTGATCCTGTCGACCTCCGATGTGGACCGTGACGGCGAGATCGTCGCTCCGGGAGCGTTCGAGCCGCTGCCTGATCACATCGCGATGGACATCGATCACGGCATGAGCGTGGCGACGACGGTGGCCTCTGGGCGGCCGTTCTACAACGCTGACGGCAACCTGCAGGTTGAGGGATCGTTCGCCTCGACCGAGCTGGGGCAGACGACCCGCACGCTGGTCCGTGAGGGGCATATCCGTACCGCGTCGGTTGCCATGATCCCGTCGAAGAAGTCCAAGGACGAGGACGGCACGACCCGGATCATCAAGGCCGACCTGCTGAACGGTGCCTTTACCCCCGTTCCGTCGAACCGTTCGGCGACGGTGCTGTCCGCCAAGTCGGCAACCACCGTGCTCAACGGTGTCGAGACGCTGCTGAAGGCCGGCTCCCGCAACTCTGCGGGCGACCAGGCGATCGTTCAGGCCATCCACGACCTCGTGTCGAACCTCGGCGCCATCTGCGGCAACGGCTCGTCCGAGGAGGGCGGCTCGTCCGGCGACCCCGACAACGACGGCGACGCCAACGGCGTGGAGACCGGCCGGAAGACGGCCGACACCGCCGACACCAAGACCACTGAGGCTGCGACCACCGAGGTCGACGCCGAGATCGAAGGCAAGGACGCCGCCGAAGCCGCCGCCACCAAGGCCGCCGCTCCCGCCGCCGACGATGCCGCCGCTCTCGACGCCGAGATCTGGTCGTACGTCGCGGACGCGCTGAACGCAGGGCGCGACCTGTAACACCCGCTCCACCCCAGCCCGCCACCGCCGGTGACCGGGCCATTCGGCGTGCCCAACGTGCGCCCACAGTCCCGAAAGGAGTCGGCTCATGCCGACGCTTCACGAGGCGCAGGAGCGCGTGCGCGACCTGTCGACCAAGATGCTCACGGTTGTCGAGGACGGCAACCTGACCACCGCCGAGAAGGCCACCAACCTCAAGGCGTACAAGGAAGACCTCACCAAGTGGCAGAAGGAGGTCGCTGACCTCAAGGCTGTTGACGACGTCGTCAGCCAGCTCCGCGGCTCCGGCGCCTCCGACGCCAAGCCCGAGGAGAAGTCGGGCAGCGACGCCGCGCAGGTCAAGTCCCTGGGCGCGCAGTTCGTCGAAGGTATCAAGGGCACCCGCCAGCAGTTCGGTGGCACCTTCTCCGGCAAGCGGTTCTCCACGGGCCAGGTCGAGCTGAAGACGCTGATCTCGGAAGGCACGGCCGGCACCCCCGGTCCGGGCTATGCCGCGGTCCAGACCCCCACGGTGCTCCCGGGCATCGTGGCGATCCGCCGGGCGCCGCTGACCATCGCCGACCTGTTCCCGTCTGGCGCCACTGACTCCCCGCTGCTGCGCTACGTCGTCCAGGCGGCGTACACCAACGCTGCTGCGACCGTGGCTGAAGGCGCGCTCAAGCCCGAGGGCGCCAACTCGCTGGCCGTCGTCGACTCGACGCTGTCGAAGATCGCGGAGACGTACCACGTCACCGACGAGATGCTCGAGGACTTCTCGCAGATCCAGAGCTTCCTCGACGCGCAGCTCGTCGCCGACCTGAAGGCCACCGAGGAGGTTCAGCTCCTCTCCGGTAACGGCACGGCGCCGAACATCCTGGGCCTGCTGAACCGGTCCGGTCTGTCCACCACCTTCGCCAAGGGTTCGGCGACGGCGAACGCGCTCGGCACCAACTCACCGGCCACGGACAACGACATGGACGCGGTTTACCGGATGATCACGCAGATCCGGGTCAACTCGTTCATCGAGCCGGACAACATCGCGATCGACCCGGCGTCGTGGCAGAACGTGGCCCTGACCAAGTCGAACCAGGGCGTGTACTACGCGGGCGGCCCGTTCATGTCCGCTGGCAACCCGTCGCTGTGGGGCATCCCGGTCACCGTCTCGGTCCGGATGCCGGCCGGTACCGCGGTGGTCGGCAACTTCCAGGTCGGTGGCCAGATCTTCCGCAAGGGCGGCATCACCGTCGAAGCCACGAACTCGAACAACGACGACTTCGTGAAGAACCTCGTCACGATCCGCGCGGAGGAGCGCCTCCTCCTGGCGATCTACCGGCCCAACGCGTTCGGCGTCGTCACGGCCCTGTAAGTCCGAAGTGTTCGTCCGCTATCCGGCCAGGCGCCCCACTACTCCGGGGCGCCTGGCCGGATGCAACCAGAAGGAGATCGTCATGCCCGTTGAGCACATCGGGACGTTCTTCCCGAAGCCGAACATCACCGTGAAGCAGCCCTCGGGTGTGGAGTCCGTGGAGTTCGACGACGGTTCCTCGCACACGGGGCTGTCGAAGGTCGAGGACTTCGAGCTGTCGGCCGACGTCATGCAGGACCAGCACACCCCGGCCTCGACCAACCAGTTCGAAGTCCCCGGCCCGGTGTCGGTTGTCGTCGAGGGCTACGGGCTGAAGGGCGAGACGACCAGCCCGCAGGTGAAGGTGGTCGAGTCCAAGCCGCGCAGCAAGGGCAAGGGCACGAGCTCCGCCGAGACGAAGTAGCCGTGACGTACCCGCTGTCCTACACGGGTGCGGCGGGCATCCACCCGACCGAGACGACGTATCCGGACGGGCTGCCGTTGCCGCAGGTGACGCTGTATGACGTCAAGCAGATGCTCCGCAAGGAGAAGGACAGTGGCGCTGACGACGCGGAGCTCATCGGCTACCTGAAGGCTGCTCAGTCCCGGATCGCCAGCGTCTGCATCCCGCTGGGTCCGGCGACCGTGGTGGACACGTTCGACGGCGACGTTGGGGTGGGGACGCTGCTGCTGTCGCACTCCCCGGTTACCGCGATCTCGTCGGTGACGGTCTACGAGGCGAACGGCAGCTCTACTCCCCTGGTCGAGGCCGGTGGAAGCACTGGCCTGATGGACGGGTACCGCAAGAACCTGTCTGCGGGCACCCTTCGCAGGGTCGGCTACCGGACGTGGCCGCGTGGCTGGGGCAACATCGAGGTCACGTACACCGTGGGACCGGTGACGGTGCCCGCTGAGGTGTGGCAGGCGGTCCGCGTGACCGTGCAGGTGTGGTGGGAGTCCCGGCGAATCTCGGGGAACCTGCGGGCGCCTGGCGGCACGAATAGTGAGCCGGGGGATGCCCCGGAGCCGACGTTCGGGATCCCGGTTGACGCCTATGACCTGCTGATCGACTGGCTCAAGCCGCCCCGGATCGCCTAATGGCTACCAAGTGGCCGTTGATCGTGTCATACCTCGTGGGGCTGTGGCAGTCGGCGGCCGGTCCGACTGACGGCGTGTACGACGGCCCTCCGGTCACGTCAGACATCCCGCTGCGCTGGGTGACGGTCGGCTGGGCCGAGGACGACCAGGGTGTCGCCTCGGGCAGCCCGCGCCGGGTCCAGATGTACGACGGCGCGACGTGGGGGGAGTCGGGAACGGTGCTGTGCGAGATCGTCGCGCAGGCCGAAAGCCCTGACTTGCCGTCCGTCCGCGCGGCGGCGTGGCAGTTCTTCGACGTCCTCACTGCGGCGATCGAGGCCGACCGAACGCTGGGCAAGGTGCTTTCCCCCGATTCGTCCATCGAGGTGGTCGGCGACGGTTTCCCAGAGGTGGACGGCACTGCCGCGATCTTCCACATCCGCGTGACTGTCACCTACACCACCACCTGAGAGAAGGAGCCATCATGGCCGCCCAGAAGTCCCCCGAGCAGTATTC